TTTTCGAGGATCGCCAGCTCTGCATGCCCCGCTCAGTCGAGCGGCTGGAGGATTCCATCCTCGACAAGACCATCACCGTCGACAGTTCGCCGGTGACCTACATGTGCGCAGGCAACGCCCAGCTGATCAGCGACGGTCAGAAGAACCGGGCTTTCGACAAGAAGGCGTCTCGGGGCCGTATCGACGGCCTTGTCACCTTGGCGATGGCGACCGGCGCCGCGCTGTACACCGCTGAGGCCAAGAAGCCTGAGTACCAAATGATCTTTGTCTAAGGAGGCCGAGCCATGCAGGACCGGGCCTACAGCGTCCTTGAGATCAAGGCCGTAAGCGATGACGAACGCCTGATTGAAGGCATCGCAACCACCCCCTCAACCGACCGTATGGGGGATGTGATCGAGCCCCTAGGGGCTCGCTTCGCCGCTGAGCTGCCATTGCTGTGGCAACATGACCACGCATCCCCTGTCGGCCATGTGAAGTTCGGAAAGCCGACTGCGAAGGGCATCCCGTTCACGGCAAACATCGTCAAGATCGCCGAGGAAGGCGAGCTCAAGGCTCTGGTCGACAAGGCCTGGCAGTCGGTGAAGGCCCGCCTCGTGCGCGCCGTGTCAATCGGCTTCCGGCCTATTGAGTACTCTCTGATGGAGGGCGGCGGCGTCCGCTTCCTCGAAACCGAGATTCTGGAGCTGTCGCTCGTCACCGTCCCGGCGAACAGCGACTGCACCATCACCCAAATCCGCTCCATCGACACCCAACTGCGCGCCGCGTCTGGCTCTCTGCAGGCTGTCGATGAGCGCGTGTCGCCCGGCGCTCCGGGCAATCCCGCGAAGGTCATCCCGGCCCTCGCTGATCGCCAGACAAGGAGCAAACCCATGGCGAACCGTACCGTTGCGGAACAGATCTCCGCTTATCAATCCGCTCGCGAAACCAAGGCCGCGCGCATGACCGAAATCATGCAGGCCGCTGCGGACAAAGGCGAAACTCTCGATGCTGAGGCGACCGAAGAATACGATGGCCTGGATGCCGAGGTGAAGTCGATCGACGCGCACCTCAAGCGCCTCGACGCCTTGGAGAAGGCCAACGCTGCGACCGCCAAGCCGGTGGACAGCGCCGTTGACACCAAGACCGGCTCAGCGGCACGCGCTCCGGCCCGCGTCGAGGTGAAGGGCGCTAACCTTCCGAAGGGCACCGCCTTCACCCGCTACGCGATGGCGCTGGGCCGCTCGAAGGGAAACCTGATGCAGGCCGTCGAGATCGCCAAGGGGTGGTCGGACTCGACCCCTGAGGTCGAGACCGTGCTGAAGGCGGCCGTGTCTGCGGGCACCACCACGGACTCCGCCTGGGCTGCTCCGCTGGTCGAGTACCAGAACATGGCCAGCGAGTTTGTTGAGCTGCTTCGCCCGCAGACCATCCTCGGGCGCATCCAGGGTCTGCGTCGCGTGCCCTTCAACATCAAGATCCCCCGCCAAACGGCCGGCTCTTCGGCCTCTTGGGTCGGTGAAGCCGCGCCCAAGCCGGTCTCGGAACTGGCGTTCGACAACATCACGCTGGGCCATACCAAGCTGGCCGGTATCGTGGTCCTGTCGGACGAACTGCTGCGGTTCTCGAACCCGGCCGCCGAGGGCATCGTTCGCCAGGACCTGATCGACACGATCGTGGCCACGGTTGACCGCGACTTCGTCGACCCTGCCAACGCCGGCACGGCGGACGTGAAGCCCGCTTCCATCACCAACGGCGTGACCGCTGTCACGGCCACCGGTACCGATGCCGACGCCCTGCGGGCTGACGTAAAGGCGCTGATGGCCAAGTTCATCGCCGCCAACCTCTCCCTTTCCGGGGCGGTTTGGATCATGACCGAGGTGCAGGCTCTCGGCATCGCGATGATGCTGAACCCGCTGGGTCAGCCGGAATTCCCCGGCATCCAGATCAACGGCGCCAGCGGCGGCACCTTCTTCAACATGCCCGTCGTACTGTCGGAAAACGTGCCGGCGAACGCCGGTTCGGGCGAGCCGGTGACGGGTGCGGGCAGCCGGATCATCCTGGCCAAGGCCAATGAGATCCTGCTGGCCGACGATGGCGAGGTGCTGCTGGACGTGAGCCGTGAGGCGTCCCTGCAGATGGATAGCGCGCCGACCAACCCTGCCGATGCTTCGACCGTCATGGTCAGCCTCTGGCAGCACAACATGGTCGGCATCCGTGCCGAGCGCTTCATCAACTGGCGCAAGCGCCGCACCGGCGCCGTCCAGTACATCGACAGCGCCAACTACGGCGACGCCGCCTGAGCCTGACGGGACCGGTCTTCGGATCGGTCCTGCTTCTCTCTTCATGATGGAGGCCGCGATGGTTGATCTGATCGCCACCAAGTCCATGACCTACGCCACGCGCCGCCTGAAGGCGGAGGATGCGTTCGGCGCGAACCCTCGTGACGCCCGTGTTCTTGTCGCCATCGGCAAGGCTCGATACGCGACGGCTGATGCTGTCGCTGCGGACACGGCCCCGGCCACCAAGCCCGACGACATCAAGGAACTGCGCGAGGCGTACCAGGCCAAGACGGGCAAGCGCGCCTTCAACGGCTGGGACGCTGAAGCTCTGCGTGCCAAGATCGCCGAGGCCTGACCGTTGCGCCTCTTTGGGCTGACGATCCGCCGAGAGAAGTCGCTGACGCCTGTGGATCAGCGCGGCGGCTGGTGGCCGATCGTGCGCGAGTCCTATCCGGGCGCCTGGCAGCAGAACGTCGAGGTGAAGCTCGACTCGGTTCTGTCGCACTCGGCCGTTTTCCGCTGCGTCTCGTTGATCGCCTCCGACGTGGCGAAGATGCGTATCCGCCTGGTCCAGATGGATGACGACGGCATTTGGTCCGAGACGACCAGCCCCTCCTATTCGCCGGTGCTGCGCAAGCCCAACCGTTTCCAGAACCGCATCCAGTTCTTCACCAACTGGATGGAGTCGAAGCTGACGCGCGGCAATACGTACGTGCTGAAGGAGCGCGACAACCGCGGCGTCGTCGTGCGCCTCTACGTACTGGATCCCGATCGTGTGAAGCCCTTGGTCGCAGACGATGGCTCCGTCTACTACGAGCTCCGGCAGGACGCCCTCGCGGGGCTACCTGAGAGCGCGATAGTGGTGCCCGCGAAGGAGATCATCCACGACCGCTGGAACACGCTGTTTCACCCGCTGGTCGGGCTCTCTCCAATCTTCGCCAATGGCCTCGCCGCTACGCAGGGGCAGGCCATCCAGAACATGTCTGCCGGCTTCTTCCAGAACGGTGCTCAGCCCGGCGGCGTGCTGACCGCTCCCGGCGCCATTGGCGATGAAACGGCGAAGCGCCTAAAGGAGCACTGGGACACCAACTACACCGGAAAGAACCGGGGCAAGGTCGCCGTCCTTGGCGATGGCCTGAAGTACGAGCCGATGACCGCCAAGATGGTGGACTCGCAACTCGTCGAGCAACTGAAGTGGTCGGCCGAAACGGTGTGTTCGGTCTTCGGCGTCCCAGCCTACAAGGCAGGCGTCGGTCCTGCACCGGCCTACAACAACGTCGAAGCCCTGAATCAGCAGTACTATTCGGACTGCCTGCAAATCCACATCGAGAGCGTGGAGCTTTGTCTGGATGAGGGTCTCGAACTGAAAGGCCCCTATGGGACCGAGTTCGACATCGACGACCTGCTGCGCATGGACACGGCGACGCAGATTGAAGCGCTGACGAAGGCGACGACCGGGGGGCTGATGAAGCCCGACGAAGGCCGGAAGAAGCTGGGCCTGAAGCCAGTCGAGGGCGGCGATGCCGTTTATCTCCAGCAGCAGAACTATTCGCTTGCCGCACTGGCCCGGCGAGACGCTCAAGCTGACCCCTTTGACGCCAAGGCCTCAGAGGCTGACGCCGTAGATGACGAAGACCAGGCGCGCGCCATTGTGGCCCTCCTGGAGAAGGACTTTCGGGAGGCCTTGCATGCTTGACACCAAGGCCATTGCCGCCGCGCTGGCGCCGATAGTGAAAGCGCACGTCGATGATGCGACTGCACCTCTGATCGCGCGCATCGCAGAACTGGAACAGCGGCAACTCTTGCGCGGAGAGCCCGGCGAGCCTGGCCGTGACGGCAAGGACGGGGCGGATGGTCGCGATGCTGAGCCGGTCTCGGAAGAGCAGATCGCCAATGCAGTTGAGCGCTACCTGACCGCCAACCCGCCGCTACCAGGCAAAGACGGTCGCGATGGTGCAGACGGCAAGGACGGAGCGCCGGGAGAGAAGGGCGCGGACGGCCGCGACGGAGCGGATGGAGTCGGTCTGGCCGGCGCCATGATCGATCGCGACGGCGAACTGAATATCACGCTCACGAACGGCGAGGTCCGTCGTCTGGGGTCAGTAGTCGGCCGCGACGGCAAGGATGGCGTCGACGGTGCGGCTGGCGCTGACGGCCAGGCATGGGAAGACATGGAGGTCCGCCGCACCGGTCCGCGAACGATCGAACTTAGCTTCGATCACGGCGAGCGCAGGAACACATTCGAACTGGAGTTCCCGATCCCGCTGTACCGAGGCGTCTTCGCGGAGGGCGAGACCTACCAGCCCGGTGACATGGTCACATGGGCTGGGTCGCTTTGGCATTGCAACGACGACTCTTCAGACAAGCCTGGAGACGGAGCCAAGGCCTGGACGCTGGCCGCCAAGCGCGGACGTGACGGCAAGGACTTTGCCGGGCCGCAGGCGAAAGCCGGCACGGTGAAAATCTGATGGCCGCGCTCGTCACGACCGAGGAGGCCAAGAAGCGCCTGCGCATCGACTTCGCAGATGATGACGAACTGGTGGCTGAACTCGTCAGCGAGGCGACGGACATCATCGTCGACTACCTGAAAAAGCCGGATCACGACTGGACCGCAGAGACCGTGCCGTTCCGCGTGAAGGCGGCGATCCTGCTCGTGACCGGCTCGCTCTACGAAAATCGCGACGCTGGGGAAGAGGTGCTGACGTCAAACGTTCGCGCCCTCATCCATCGCGACCGCGACCCTGCCCTAGCCTGAGGAGATTCGCCATGCGCGTTCGCTTCAAACGAGACCGCAACTGGACGCCGCCCGAAGAGCGCCGGATCACCGTGGCCTACAGGCAGGGCATGGAGTTGACGATCAAACGCGCCTGGGGCGAGCAGATGGTCAAGGATGGTGACGCGGAAGAGATCGATGCGCCTCGTCGCACCGAGAACGAACCGGGTTCGTCTCCGCCCGCCAAGCGGGAGGTGAGCGCCGCGCAGATCAAGGCGATGGATGGCGACCGGATCGGCGTAGCCGGCGGGCTTCTCCCGAAGGCGCAGCGCTGATGGCCAAGATCGGCGCCGGCGATCTTCGAGACCGCGTCCGCTTCGACAGCCGCACGCCGGACCAGAACGACGATCCGCTCGGCCCCTTCACGCCGGGGTTCACGGTCTGGGCCAACATTGAATACCTGCGAGGCTCGGAGGTCGCCCTGTCGCAGCGCCTGGAGAAACGCCAGCCCGTCAGCGTGACGGTTCGCGACAGCACCCAGGCCCGCACGATCAATCCAGCCATGCGGATGGTGAACGTCCGCACGGGCGAGGCCTACAACGTCACCTCGGCTGTGCCCGCGAAGGATGCAGGATATCGCAACATCCTGGCCGTGTCGGGCGGGGTTGTGGGCTGATGGCCGGCTTCTCCAACCGCGACCGTTTGAGGAAGCGGCTGAAGGCGATCCCTGAGCGCGTGCGCAAGGCAGCGGAACGGCAACTGGAGATCAACGCGAACGAGATGGTCGAGACGGCCAAGGACTTCGTGCCGATCGACGACGGGGCGCTCGTCTCCTCGATCAAGCAGCGAGACGTGTCGGATGAAGCCAAGATCAGCCGCCGCATTTCGGCCGGTAGTAACGAAGCCTTCTACGCTTCCTGGGTGGAATTCGGTCACGGCCGGGCAGCGCCACGACCTTTCTTCTGGCCCGCCTATCGGCTGAAAAGGCGGCGCTTCAAGGCCCGCATGAACCGCGCCGCCAAGAAGGCTGTGCGGGAGGCGATCAAGTGAACATCGCCACCGCCGTTCGCGTCGCTGTCGACGCCGCGCTGAGGGCTGGAACGGCGGCGGCTTATGCGCCGTCGCCTGTCCGCCTGTACGACCTGGCGCCGCCCATGGAGCCGATCTTTCCGTACACCCTAATCCGGGTCGAGGTGATCGGCGACGACACGGAATGCGCCGAGGGCGCCGAGGTCAACGTCACCTTGGAAATCTTCGCGCGCGAAGCCACTTTTTCAGAGAGCGTCGCGAAGGTGGAGGCCATCGCCGGAGACGCCCGCAAGACGCTGACGAAGAAGCTCGCGCTGGACGGCCACGTGATGGACGACTGGCTGTTCGAGGGCGACCGCCCCATCAGCGATCCCGACGTGCTCACGGCCCATAGGAGCCTGAGCATCACCTATCTGACGACGGCCTCGGCCTAGCAGACCCCCGCCGCCTCTGGGCGGCTTTTTCATGCCCTCAACATAGGAGGCCATCATGGCCGCTGTGAACTACACGCGCGGGGTCAAGCTCGTGCTCAAGATTGGTAATGGTGCGTCGCCGGAGGTGTTCACGCCGTGGTGTTCGATCAACGCCGAACGCGGGATCACCTTCACGTCTGCGCTGAACGACGAGGTGATTCCCGACTGCGCCGATCCCGACAAGATCGCGTGGGTCGCGCGTGAGAAGCAAAGCCGGTCGATGGCGTTCACCGGCGGCGGCATGCTCGACAAGAGCGACGTGGCCAAGGCTTGGGAAATCGATGAGAGCGAGGACTCGTTCAGCTTCCAGGTGATCTTGGACGACGATCTTCCCGCGAATGTCATCACGTGGGAGGGCAAGCTGCACATGAGCGAGTTCGGCATCACCGGCAATCGTGGCGAGAAGGCCCAGTTCAACGCGAACTTCTCGTCTGACGGTCCGATCACCGCCACCTTCGGCGCGAACGTCGGGGGTAACTGATGAGCCGAGCGGCTGAAGTCACCCTGGCGTTCGGGGGCGAAGAGCGGCTGTTCCGCCTTCCTCTCGGACGCCTTCGGGCCTTGCAGGAGAAGACGGACTGCGGGCCGCTCGAATTGCTCCAGCGCTACGCCATGAGCACCTGGCGGGTGGATGACGTGCGAGAGGCCATCCTGCAGGGTTTGATCGGCGGCGGCCTGTCGTCGCACGAAGCCACAAAAGTCGTGCAATCGCACTTCGACGACACGCCGATCATGGGCCACGTGTCCGTTGCTCAGGCCATCGTTGCGGCGGCTGTGGTCGGCACCGGAGACGAAGCGCCGGGGGAGACCCAGGCGCGGGGGCAAAAGAAAACCCGCTCCCGCGCGGCAAGATCCGCTTCGCGCCGCTCTACGGAACAGGCGCAGCAATAGGGTTCACGCCCCGCGAGGTTGACGACCTATCGCTTTGGGAGTTCGCGGCGGCAGCGTCAGGCTGGGCGAAGGCAAACGGCAGCGGCGAGGACAAGCCGGCCAGTTTGTCTGAGGACGAGCACGATGCCCTGATGGCGAAATACGCTTAAGGGCGGATCGCCTTCAGGATCAGAGCAAGGAAGCCGGAAACCATCGAGCCGGCGCCAACCACACCGCAGAGAAGGCGCTGATTGAGCAGGTCGTTGTTCGCGATGACCGACCCTTCTCCAGCGTCCACACCGATGTTCATGAAGAACGCCGTGGCGATCAACGCCACTCCGACCCCGATCAGAATGTAGCCGACAGTTCGCATCCGGTTCTCCTCCGGGGTGGAGGCTATTCGCTGAACAACTGTGAGGCAACATGGCCCGAGACATTGAAAGCCTCGTCCTCACGATGAGCGCTGACATCCGCCGTATGGAAAAGTCGCTGGTCCAGGGACAGCGCTCCTTCGATCGGACAGCCGACGCCATCGAGCGTCGCCAGCGAGAACTGGACCGCAACCTCGCGAACCTCGGCTCCAAGGTGGGCAACTTTGCGCGTCCGGTGCAACTGGCCGCGACCGTGGCCTTGGGCGCAATAACCGCCATGTCCTATCAGGCGGCGCGCCGGGCTGAGGCCGTCGACGGTGCGTTCGAACAGGTCTTTCGGGACATGCCCGCGGAAGCTTCGAAGGCGACGGCGGCGATTTCCAATGAGTTCGGGCGCCTAGAGACCGACATTAAGGACAACTTCACGCAGCTCCGCGCTGTCGTGACGGCGCTGGGCGTCGATGCGCAAACGTCCCTCGGCATCGTCGACCAGCTTCAGCGTCGATCGTTGGACATGGCCGCTTTCAAGGATGTGTCGGACGCCGAAGCCTTCCGTGCCGTCATTTCCGGCATCACCGGAGAAACAGAGCCGCTGAAGCGCTTCGGCGTCGTCCTGAACGAAACAGCCGTCGCGACAGAGCTTGTTCGGCTGGGCTTCAAGGGCAAGACCAAGGATGCTTCCGAGTCCGCCAAGGTCGTCGCTCGAGCGAATATCATCTTGCGCCAGACTGCGGAGGTGAGCGGGCAAGTCGCACGGGAAGCCGATACCCTGGCGGAAAAAGAAAAGCGCGCCCGCGACGAGTTCATTGAGACTGCGGAGAAATTTGGAAAGCAGTTCCTTCCGGTGGCCGCCAAGGTTCTCGACTGGGCAACGGACGCGCTGAAGGCGTTCAACGAGCTTCCTTCGGGCGTCCAGGTGGCCGCCGTCGCGATGCTCGGCCTTGTCGCCGCAGGCGGCCCGATCGCGATGGTCATCAAGGGGCTGACTGACCTCATTAAGGCGGCTGCCCTTGCTCGCGCCTCCATCGCCGCGATTGGTGGGAGCGCTGCGGGCGCGGGTGTAGCCGCTGGGGCTGGCGCAGTAGCAGGCGCGGCCGCCCGGGCAGCGCCGGTCGCTGTAGCGGGGACCGCGATCCTCGCTTTGGGAGGCGACAGCCAGCAAAAGGCGCTGCAAGGCCAGGACCGCGTAAACGCCCAGCTGCGTGAAGAGGCGCGCGTCCGCCAAGCGATCACCCGGCTGACCGGAGAGGGGCGTACCGCCGAGGCCCAACGCCAGCGGGAATACCTCTCGCAAGTGGAGACCCGTCGTAAGCGTGAACAGGCGGCTTTGGCCTCGACCGCTACCGATGCCGGCACTGCCGCTCAAGAAGCCGCCAAGGCGACTCAGGAAGCTCTACAACAATTCGGTCTGACTCCCGACCAGCAGAGCCCAGTCGGGGGCGGTGCCGGCGGAGGGGCGGGCCGCGCGCGCGCGCAGGCAGCGGCAGCGCAGCGCATAGCGGAGGCTCAGGAATCCCTCGCGCTTGAGCGGGCCATCGACATCGCTCGCGCCTCTGGAGACGCTGCGGCGGTCAAAGCGGCCGAGGAGCGCCAGACCCTGGCGCAGATGACGGCTCAGTATGAGGCGGCCGGGTACAAGGACGCCGCCGAGCGCGCGCGCGAGCATCTGTCCTACATCAACGCCGCCGAGGTCGCCGCCGAGGAGCGGGAGAAGGCCGAAGAGCAGATCGACATCATCCTCGCCGGCCGCCGTCGCCAGATCGAGCGCGAGGCCGATTATGCGCAACTCCTGAACGATCAGCTTATGGACCGTCTCGGGTATGAGGCGGAACTGGCGCGCATCAGCGGCGGGGACGGCGCCATTCGCACGGCGGAGCGGCGCCTCTTCATCGAGGAGCGAACGCTCGAGATCCTGCGATTGAAGCTGGCGGCGACTGAAGCCGAAGCGCGTGCGATGGCCGGCGTGGAGTTCGACACGCTGACGGCCGCCGAGGACGGGCGAGCCATCGCTTCGAACATCGTCTCTGTCCTCCGCTCGGACAATATCTGGGAAGAGGCGGGGCGTCGGTTTAAAGACGCCGCGTGGGATGGTGTTGAAGACCTTGTGTCGCAAATCCTGACGAGCTTCAGTCAGAGCCTCCCGACTGGCGGCGGCACCGGATGGCTGAGCAGCATCGCCAGCCTCTTCGCCGGGAAGCGCGCCAGCGGCGGCGCCGTCGTTCGCGGGCAGGCCTACATCACCGGCGAGCGTCGCCCCGAGGTCTTCGTCCCGAACACCAGCGGCACCATCATCCCGAGCGTCAACGCCGCGATGAACCGAGCGCAGCAGGTAGGCGGCCGGCCGGTGCAGCAGTCGTTCACCGTCAATGTGAATGCGCAGGACGCCGTGTTGACCGAAACCGTTCGTGGCTGGGTCCAGCAGGGAATGGTGCAGGCGGTTGGCCAGTCGGTTCGCACGTCAACTGACCTGATGCGGCGATCAATGCCGGGCGCCCAACAGCAGCAACGCAGGCTCGGGACAAGCTGACATGGATTATTGGCCCAGCGCCTTTTTCCCCGCCCCGGAGGTTCGGTGGCGGCTGCAGAACCGCGTCATCAGGGGCGGCCAACCTGTGCTGGGTCCAGCCAGGATGAGCGGGACGATCGGCGCCGGTCTGTGGGTCTGCGAAATGTCGGGCATATGGCTTCGCAAGCGCGATCAGCTTCGCGTCGCGCGCACGTTGGACATGATCCTGGACGGCGGCCTGACATCGATTGTGGTTGGAACGTGCGAGACGGCGTTCGCGCCCTGGGCTCGACCCGCTGACCCCGTTCCTCACTCGGATGGTTCCCCGTTCTCCGACGAGACCTTCTATGCAGGGTCAGCACCGGTCGGCTCGGTCGTTGCTGGCGCCCCGTTGCGGGCGACAAAGCTTCGCATCGGGCTTCCTGCGGGCGTGTCGCTTCTAGGCGGCGAGGCCTTCTCCATCAGGCATCCAACCAAGGGCGAGCGACGCTATCAGGTCGCCCGCGTCGACGGCGACGAGGTGACCTTTCGGCCTGAACTGCGCGAAGCGGTTGCGGCGGGGACAGAGGTTCATTTCCATAATCCCGGCTGCGTCATGAAACTGGCGAACCCGGATGAGTTCTTTGAACCGATCCGTCTGGGCCGCTTCTCCACGCTCAATCCCGTGTTCGTAGAGGCGTTCTGATGCTGCCCGAAGCGGAAGAGGAAGAGGAGGTTGGCGCCGGGGCGGCCGACTGGTCTTACGATTTTGACACGGCTGACTGGTCCTACGACTTCGGATTTGACGACAGCGCCGCTCGAAAAGAAGAGGCGTTCTGATGGGCGCAGACCGCAAGCATGTCTTCACTGAAGCAGAGGCTCTCGAAACCATTGCCCGGTACATGGACCTCATCGTCTTTATCGGGGGCGAAGAGGCTTTGAAGAATTGCGATCTGCCCGTTCGAATCGAAGACGAATGGGTTAGCCTGGAGTGGACGCAGGAAGATTATGAACTGGTCGCTTGGGACAGGGGTCCCACGAGACTGAAGCGGGAGGTCTTCAAGACCTAATATCTCGGCTGGCGCGGACGTTGTGTTGGAAGCCCGGAAAGCAGGAAGGCGACAAACTGCACTGACGTTTCGAACTGCCAGCGCGGGTCGCTGGGCCGTATCTCATCTTGTTTGAAAGCCAACGTGAGCCCGAATTTCTTTTCGCCAGCCACAGTGTCCATTGACCACTCCACCAATCCCCAGTCTTCGTCGGACTGGATGCGGCTGAACGCTAGCGGCGACTTCAGCCCTAAGCATAGCGTCCGTACCTTGACGTGTTCGAAGCTCGCAACGGCGGTGTCGTGCGCGAAATGATTGCGCACCTTGGCGATTGCCAAGATGTCCCGAAACACAGCCTCGCTGAACATACCGAGTAGATACGCAAGGCGCACCTTGTTGGCGAATCCCGCAAGTGCACCGCGCTGGCCGAGCAACACTTTCTGCTCAGCTTCATCGGCGATGAGATAGCGTGGAACGATCTCATCGAGCAGGCCCTCCAGAACTGACGTGCCGACGATCGCTAGCACGCGGTCCGACCCCGATGAGCACTCCTCTAGGACCGCCCCTTCCTTAGCGATCTCTCGCCAAAGCTGATGATTAGTGGATCGCATGGCCCCTCCGGGCAGCGACCCTGCGGCGCCGGGCGCTGAACGTCACCCTGAACACATCGTGAATCCGCAGGAGGCGCCATGCTGCCCCAACAGGCCCGCATCATGTCCGCCAGCGGCGCGCCGCGCTGGTCGGTCTTCTTCCACATGGAGTGCAAGAGCAGCATCGTGCGCGCCTGGCTGGGCGTCGGAGATTTCGCCCTGCCAGCCGACGACGTGGACCTGACCGGCGGCACGTATCTGGGCATCGGTCTTGTCGGTGATGTGCCCGCGCTTCGCCAACTGGTCGGGGGCGTCGCCGAGCGGGTGGAGTTCACGCTCAACGGCGCGGACGAGACGACCTTCCGTCTCGCTGACGATCAGGTGGACGACGTGCGCGGCGCGCCGGTCCATGTCGGCATCATCTTCTTTGACGAGGACTGGCAGACGGTCGGTCCGGTCGCGTGGCTGTGGGAGGGCACGGCTGATGTCCCGGCTGTCGATCGCGATGGATCGGGCGGGCAGGTCATCCGCAGGGTGAGCCTGTCGGTCGGCTCTGCTTTTACTGACCGCACCCGGCCGCAGCTTGGCTTCTACACCGACAAGGATCAGCGCCGGCGCAGTCCGAACGACGCCTTCTGCTCGCGGGTCGCCTCCTACAGCGTGGACAGCACCATTGTCTGGCCCGGCAACTGATCAGTTCGGCTTGTGCGTGCGCTCGGTGCGATAGCCCAGCGCCTCTCCCAGACCTGAATGCAGTTCCATCGCCAATTTCTTAGAGAGGGAGAACGCATATGCTCCTCCGCCGACTATTTGGAATCGGGCGTGGATCGCGTCGCTACCACTGCCCAGTTGCCACGCCCACGCTGGCAGAGCTGGTGGATCCCCAGAGTGCCCATGTTGTTTGGCGGATATCGGGAGAAGACACGCCGCCGCGTGCATCAGTTCCGCAATGTGCTCCGGGGGCACTTCAAGAATGAACTCCCCCTGCGGCGTGGGCAGCGCGATGGCGCCTCCCGGCTCTTCGGTCGTGAACCCTAATACCCGCGGCGAACCGGATACGCGTCGTCTGGCCATATGCTCTCTCCCCAGCGAAGCCGATACCCTGTCTCAGCTAGACGTCAGAGTCGATCTGGACGACTTCCTGGAGCGGATGGCCTCGACCCCCTTCTCGGACGGCGTCGAGGACTGCGTTCTGACAATGGCCGATTGGGTGGTGCTGAACGGGCATCCTGACCCTGCCGCCGACTATCGTAACCGCTTCCACACAGCGCTCGGTTGCGCCCGTTTCATCAAGCGCAGCGGCGGGCTTCATGCGGTGATGGCGCAGGGCGCCGCCCGCTCTGGCCTGCCCGCCACTCCCTCACCGGTGCGCGGGGACATTGGCCTGGTCACAGTCCGAGGGGTCGAGGTGGCGGCCCTCTGCCTCGGCACCCGATGGGCTTTCAAATCTCGCGCCGGGCTGTTGGTGGACAGCGCGGACGTGCTTTTCGCGTGGAGCGTCTGAATGGCTGAGACTGTCGCCGCCGCAGCCGCCGCCGTGGCTAGCTGGGTGTCCAGCACCGTTTTCGTGGCGACCGGCTCCGCAGCCATCGCCACGACGGCCTACATCTCGGCTTACGCGGTGACGGCGGTCGGCATCACCGCTGGCGTGTCCATGGGGCTGACGGCCATCGCCAAGGCCTCGGTGCCCGATCCTGAGGGCCAGAAGATCACGCGAAAGCAGACCCGGCCGCCTCGCGTCAGGGCCGTCGGCTGGGATAGCCGGATGTCAGGCCCCTACATGCTGCGCGAGACCGTGGGCAACAAGTTCGGGGCTGTGATCGCTCTGTGCGACGACCGCCTGGAGCAGATCAGCCGCGTGTACCTGAATGACGACCGCGTGACGCTCGGCGCGGGCGGCTGGGTCGCGGGCATGGCGAACGAGCGCTATGGCACTGGCGACCTCGTCAACATCTCCCTGCGCCTCGGCAATCCAGTCGAGACGCGCCACACCAACCTGGACCCGACCTTTTCGGGCTACTGGCCGGCGAACGCTCGCGGTGACGGCGTGGCGTCGCTGGCGGTGTTCGCTCAGCATCGCTCCAAGGAGAGCTTCCCGCGTCACTTCCCCAATGGCGAGGTGATCCCGTCCGTCGTGGGGCGCCCGGTCTGTTACGACTGGCGCGATCCGAGCCAAAGCCGAACCAACCCCGTCACCTGGAAGGCCTGCGCCAACCCCGTTGTCTGGCTGGTGCACCTGGAATGGGCTCAGTTCGGGCGGTCTTGGGATCGGTGCATCGCGCCCGCGCTGGCTGACCTCACCTTAGAGGCGAACTACTGCGATCAGCCCGTGCCTCTGAAAGCTGGAGGGACGGAGCCGCGCTATCGGATCGCCGGGAACTACCCCGTCAACACCGAACCGGCGGCCATTCGCGCGGCCATTCTGGCGAGCATGGACGGTTGGCTGTCGGTCAACGGCAAGGGGCACCTGATCATCAAGGCTGGGCGCTATGTCGAGCCGACCCTGACGATCACCGGCGAGCACATCGAGGGCTACAGCTGGCGGGCCTTCCAGACGGATGAAGAGGCGATCAATGAGCTGATCGTTTCCTATGTCTCGCCTGACCACGATTTCACGGAGATCGAAGCCGGGGCATGGCGCGACGAGACGGACATCAGCGCCACCGGGCGACTGCGGTCTGAGCCGCTCGGGCTGACGTGGGTCTATTCACGCGCCCAGGCCATGCGCCTGGCCAAGCGCAAGATGACGCGCCTGAACGCCCCGCGCCGGGGGCAGGTCCGCACCGGGATCTATGGTCTCAACGGCTTGGGCGAACGCTATATCCGCGTCCAGAACCCGGAACTGTCGAGCATGGCCGACGTCGTCTGCGAGGTGATGAACGTGGAGATCGACTTCACCTCGTCGCAGGTCGTGTTCGACGTGATCCAGGCCAACGTGAACATCGACGACTGGGACCCGGCCGAGGAGGAGGGCGAACTGCCGGCGCCCATCGAACGGCCCGAGCCTGTACCGTCCGATCAGGAGGCGGCTCGGACGATCAAGAGCCCCTCGGTTCAATACCCGCTCACTTCGGACGAATCGTCCATCACCGTGGCTGAGTTCACCGCCATTGCATCGGATGGCTCGGTCGTCAGCTTCCCGGCGGCCGTCATCGACAGCCTGACCGAACTCACCCGTTACGGCGTCTTCTACAAGCCGTCCGCCAGTTACGAGGTCGAGGAATATCCAGCCCCCACTCGCATGGCGACGGGCTCATGGTTCTTCCTCGGCTGGACCTCGACGTCAGACACCGGCGGCTCCTTCCCGAGCAACCCGACGCCTCCAGGCGGCTGGGGCGGCAATAACGAAATGGTGGTGCTGCAATGAACGAACGCCGCATCTTCCTGATCCTCCGCGCCACTGAGGGCGGCTTGGAAATCACCGTCACGCCCATTCAGCCGGCCGAGCAGCCCGAAGCCATCGCGGTCATCCGCACGGTCGGTGACGTGGCGGTCGAAACCACCCTGCACTTCCCCGGCGCTGCTGTCCGCAAGGACTGACCGCCCCACTCATCCTTACAATCTGAGGTGAACCATGGCCGACTCTGCGTCGATCAAGGCCAATCTGCTCGCGCCATTCCGCGACTTCGCTATTGATGGCGTCCCCGCGTCGGGTCCAAACGAACCCGAAAAGCCGCTGATCCGAAACGGGCTGGGCGGACTGATCGACTTCGTTGACGAGCGCGTAAGCAATGTCGAGTTGGCCCAGGTCGGCGGCGCCATAAGTTATGCCAGCAAGGCGTCCATGGACGCCGACCTGACGCCTGCCGACAGGTCGACCGCCTATGCCTTCGACGCCAGCCTGACCAATCAAGGCGTCTATCGGAAATCGGGCGCGTCCGGCGCGGGTTCCTGGGTGAGGATGGCCGATCTGCCGCCGGCTTTTCTGGATGTTGCGGGCTTCAACCAGTTCCGCGCCGGGAAGTCGCCTGACGAGGCGGAGTTCACCTTCACCACGAACACCGTGTCCGATGTTGTCGGTTCCAACCTGATCGCTCTGGGCCTCACGCGTGGGGTCAGCAGGGGTGTTTCCGAGACATCGGTGATCTATGGCGAGCGACTGGCCCGCACCCTGATTGGCAACGAGTTTTTCGCGGCGCGCGTGTTCATTGAAATGGACAGCGGCAATCCGGTGCCTCGCCTCTATTTCTACAGCGGCGGCGGCACGACGTTGCTCACCTTCCTGCCCATGGTTCTGGAGGAAACCCTCTCTGCGACGGAGAAAGTGTATTCCGTCTTCGGCCAATGCACCGGGACCATGGCCGGCGCCGATCTCGTAGGCGTCGGCGCGGCCATCGGCACAGGTGTCAACGTGCGGGTGGCGGGCGGGCAGTTCGCGGTCACGCCACGACGTATGCGGGCCATCAACCGGGGTGACTATCCCCCGGAAGGCGCGACCGATGATCCCATCATCCCGGCCAAGATGTTCGGAGTCGAGGGCATAGAGCTGCCGATCTATCCCGAGAACTTCATGACCCGAAGGCTGCCGCTCCAGACCGTGGCGGAGTTCGCGACCTTCCATGACACCACGCGGGCGCCGCATTTTCGGAAAGATCGTGAGATGCTGTTGGTCGATCCAGCAAAATGCGGATCGTCGGCGCGGATCGTAACGCGACCGATAGATCGCGACTTCAGTAGGCGCCGGGAGATGACCGTCGGTATCGGTATCGCTCCGGCGTCCCGCAGCGGTTCCCCGAATATCCTGTTGGTGGGGGACAGCCTGACCAACCGGGGACAGGCCAAGCTCATCAAGGATCGCCTTGTCGCGCGCGGCATGACTCCAACGATGCTCGGCACGATGGGCGGGCAGGACGAGGCCGGTTCGGACATTGTCTATGGCGGCGGCTATGACGGCGAAGGGCGCGAAGGCGTGTCGGCCCAGGAATACTGCAACAACACCGCCACCCTGACGCCTGTCGCCATCGGCACAGAGGCTACCTATCTGGCCGCCTCGAAATCCAGCAAGTTGGGCCAGAACCCCTTCGTCGTCACCACGGATTATGCGACAGCCCAGGGATATGGCTATGAAGCCGGGTTCGCGCGGAACGGATATGTCGTGTCGTTCCAGGCCTATGCGGCACGTTTCCTCGGCGGCGCATCTCCCGACGTGGTGGTGATCGGCCTGGGAACGAACGACTTCACCGAAGGGTCGTCAGTCGCGAACTTCATCGCCCACGCGGAAATCCTCGTGATCCAGGCGCGCCTCGCCTTCCCGGCCGCCAAAATCCTGTGGTGGATGCCGACGACGCCGCGATCGCGCATCGGCGATGATCGTTGGTTCGATGGCTACGTCGACTACCTGAAGGCCCTCAACGCGTTCTTCCGGGGCCTCGGAGATGCCAACGCGCACCTCGTCGGAACTTGGCTCCATATGAGCCAGGAAGCCGATTGGGACTTGGCTTCCGCCACGGCGCCCAATGCGCAGACGGGGGTTCGCCACGCCGCCCTTGAGGACGTGATCCACTTCGGCCGCAAGGCGCTTCGTGAACAGGTCTCGGAGACGCTGACGGCCGCCATCATGGTTGAGGCCTGA